TGAAATTGCTCTATCTAAAACATCTTCTTTAGTTTGTGTTCAGCCAGTTCAACTAGCTCATACGGTCATACCTCAAACAGTTTGTTGTTTCTGTGTCGATTCAGCGTTCTGTTTTTCTTGTCATCAAGAAGCTTGTTGTGCTGTTGTTGTTGCTCCTGCATCAGTTTCTTGTGGTTGTGGTTCAGGGAGTGGTTCTTCTAATTGGATTGGTGCTTGTTTATAAAATTTTCATGTAGTAGGATCTTGTACTCTAGACATATCTGTTCACTCAAATTCTGAGGTACTTCCAATAACTTTTCATCAAACAGAAATTTGTCAGCTTGAAGAAACTTTAGCTCATCATGAAGCAACAGCTTCGTCTAATACTTGTTGTTTAGTTTTTCCAGTATTAGATGATCAACTTGTAGAAGTTGTTTTAGTTGTAGTAGATTTGGTTCAGACAGTAGCAGCTGTTATTCATCTTGCTGCTTGTGCTTTTCATACCGCACTATTTGGATTCGATGATAGTCTTACCATGAATATTTTTTAAAGATTAAATGTTTTTAATATATTCTGAGAACATTGCAAATTCATAGAATTTTGGACTTACTGCACCTGTTCCATTCAATACAAATTTAGGTTTTATTCGATGATTAGTTAGATTCGAAAGCTCGTTAGCGAATAGTTCTTTATATTTTAATGTTGTACTTGCTGTTATTGTATAATTAGGCGTTGCTGGATAACCAGCTCATTCTTTGTCAAAATATACTTCAATAGAACATCATGTAGGTATATCAAATGCATTGAAGATTCTATCTATTTTCTTTAGTTTTTCCATAGCATCTCAATAAAAAACTATTCATTCGACATAACCTGTGGTTTTATATGTTGATCATTGATAGAAAGTTTTTTTATCATCACTACTATAGTATACTGTTCATGCGATAGGTATCTCATCAGAAATAGCTGTAATATTGTTTGCTTCTACGCTTGAAATAGAGAAAGCTGATTGAAGATTAGTAAATTTCTTTCAGAATTTGAAAATATTCTTGTTGTAAGCTATATACCAAAAATAAGGATCTATTCCCATAAGGTTTTGAGGAACATAGTATCATGATCAACTTTTTCAGAAATCGTTGAAATTGTAGTTGAATAATTTATCTCCTGAGTAACCATTGTAAATATATAATCAATCAGAACAAACAACGTAGTCTAGTTGTCAATCACTTACTACTGATTTAAATACTCTGTTATTATAATTGATGCTATCAGAAGCTGTTTCATTCCAAAAGTATAATGATGAAGCTACATTCAAATAGTTTACATATATTTTTAGATTACTATTTAGGAAAGATAATCATACTATTTTAGCTCATTTTCTTAGTGTTTCGGAGGTGGAAACTGCTGCAAGAGTATTTCAAACAGAATACAAAATATTTCCTGCACTAAAGTATAGGATTGTATCTTTGAAATTGTATATACATAGATCTTTAGATTCGTTTGTTCAGAATCATTGATAAGACGATGTAAATGATAGGATAGCTTCGGTGCATGATCCAAAGGTTTTGAAATCATTTCCTGTAAAAGTTATTTTGTGTATATCTGTTGCTGTAAAAACTAATAGAAATGTAGTGAAACATACAGCATTAAGAATATATTTATCGGCATCAGCTAACGTATGAGCTAATACTGGTCAAGAACCAGCATCTATAAATATTTCTCAGACACTTGTAAAATAAGCGTTTGATTGGATGTTGTTTGGTAGTCTAAGAATTTTTGTTACGTATCATGTAGGAGCTAGAGTAACTTGCGAAAAAGCTTTTGATAGCTCAATATATTTCGGGCTTTCATAGATATTTATATTCTGTGAATAAGAAAAATCAGATCAAGAGGACATAAATTCGCTTTCGCTTTGTCATCAATACCATTGGTTTATTATGTACGGAATATATTCTCTTTCAGGCATATTTAACGCATATATTTATATAAAGATGATGGAAGCTCTTCTCAAACAGGTGCATAGTGTCTATTTTTCCACCAATTTTGACATTTTATTATTCATCTTTGATAATCTAGATCTAGTTTTGTTGAATCTTTTCCCATATAATCCATATACTTTTTAGCAACTCAATATACCCAAGCATCATGGAGTTTAGATTCTATTTGGATCGCTCAATCATCAGTAGTTGTTGTCAATGTTTCTTGGGATGGAATATAATCGAATTTTATTCATTGAGTAACACTAACTTTTGGTCGAGGATAGATATATAGATCATTATTTTCATAGAAATATACAGGATTCGATTCAGATATATTGTTAAAATCTTGCATAAAATCAAAATCTACCATTCTTGGAGAACATGGTATATATCATTCGTATATTTGTATTCGATTTCATCCTGTTTCAGCTCCCCATGATCCTACAGTAGAAACTGTTGAGGTTGTTATATTATCGTTTGATGTTATTACTACTGTATCTAATGTTGGATTTGTTGCAACTATTTCATTTTCTGCTAATAGATTTTTATTATAAGTAGATAATGCAATGAAAGTTGCCGCACTTCCTGAGGTCAAAGAATTGATAGCTGCAAACAAATTAGCCATACATGCAGTTTGATTAAGTCAGATAGCAAAATCCCCTGGATTTACTGCAGCACCAGCTGCTTTAGCTGTAAATGTTACTCAATTTATAACAACTGTTTCTCCTGCAACCATAATAGCTGAGGTTGTATAGGTTTTAGTATTTTCGAAACTAGCTCATGCTGTGTGTGCAGTATTGCAAATATAAGATTTTCAGTTGTATGTTACTTTATCTCAGATAGCATAAACAGTTCATGTGGCTCGTGCATCGTATGTAGGAACAGAATACTTTATAGAAATTTGTTGCATCTTTTCGAAATCAGATGGGAGTGAATATTTATTTCTCATAGGTTTACAATCGATCTTAGATGTTCTTTTGACAAAATCCTCATTGATAAGCTTTTTCTCATCAAGAAGTTCTTGGTAAACATCATCGCAGTATTGGATCGCAGGAGCTGCTGGAACATTATTAGCATCACATCTAGCTTCTAAATATGCTGCTGCTATTATATCTGATACTATTGTCATTATGAAATTGTTACTGCTAAATAATTATGATAGAGAGGAGCATTAGCTCCCCCCTAGATATAATTAGTTAAGGTATCCACATTTCAAATAATTCATTACTACTGATCCAGCAACATCAGCTCCGTGCATAAATCTTATAACAGGAACAAGAACGTCTGTAGAATCGAAAGTAAAGTCTTTTGAAACTGTAGGAGTTCCCAAAGTATCTGTTGAAGAATTAGCAACTTGATATGAAACTTTTCCATCAGAAGTTACTTCAACTCTAAATGTAAATGTTCCAGCATCAGCAGCATTTTCTGTTGTATCAGTCAATACTTCTCCTGCATTGTTTAGATCTGTAGCGATTTTAATATCAGCTCCAGTCAATCCTATCAAAGCATAATCAGTATATGTAGCTCTAGCTTTAGCAAAAGCTTCATTTTTTCTAAATCCAATAAGTAATTCAGCAGCTCCTGATACATCAGCAACAGTAAATTGTCCTTCGATAAAGAATCCTACTGGTTCAGTACCAACAGTAAACAAGAATTTTCCATCAGTATTTCCAGGGTTTTGAAGATTGATTTCAAATCCATCTCCATTAGTCTGATCTCCACCAATTTCCAATCCTGTAGCAGCAGAAACTGGAGCTAGTAATGTTTGAGTTTCAATATTAGTAGCATACAATACTGTTTTAGGAGTAGTAACTACATTAGTTGTAGCATCAGTAGCAACTGGTAAAGCATTTCCAGCAGCAGCCATAGAAACAACATAATCTTGAAAGTATTCTAAGCAGTGTGAAGCAGCAAGATTAAGATCTCTTGAAGCTCTACTTACTTGTTTTAATGTATTTTCAGTCATGATAATAAGAATAATAAAATAAAGAAAATAGAGGGTAAATGGTTAAAAATACCCCCTATGGTTATTAAATAACAACTCCAGCAGATTCAAATACCACGATTGATGGTTGATTAAGAATTTTAGGAGCAAAAGATTTTTTAACACCAATTGTCATTCTTTGGTTCAATGGATCAGCAGTTCCACCACTTCCGAAAGGTTTAACAATAGTTTCCAAAGATTGTAAAGAAGTTATTCCAAACGATCTTTTTCCTAGAAAAGTTGTAGGGTACACAGTTATAGCAGAAGCATAACTTTTTACGTTAGATGATTCAATCATTCTAACTCCATGTATCATTCCAATTTCTCCTCTAAAAATATCTTCTTGTCCAGCAGTTGTGTATTGTTTAATTTGTAACCATCCACCTGCTCCTGATTCAGTTTTGATCCAGTGAGCTACGAACGGATGAATAACTCCAACGTAAGCATTAGCATTCCATTTTGGAGCATTGTTTCCTGATAATTTTGTTGCCATACAAGCGATGTCGTATGTAAACATTTGATTTGTAGAACCCAAAGCAGCTCTATTAGCAGCTCTAACTCCACCAGCAGTTGTAGCAGCGTACACTCTTGCTGTTGCATTATCAGTTACTTCGTTTTGGATAACATTATCAATAATTCTAGCCATGTTATCTCCAAGAAGTTCAGAAACAACACTAGACATATTGAATAAAGCTTTTTTAGAAAGTTTATCTGTAAGAATTACATATAAACCGTATTGTTTTGATACTGCAGTGATAGTTTCAGCAGTGTATCCGATGTCATTAGAAGTAACTCCATCAATCAATTCTGATTGAGATGGTGTAACTGCTAAAGCTGGAAATTTTGCCCAAACTACATTGTCAGCCATTGAATCGTCAATAGGAGCTTCTCCAAATTGAGAGAATACTAAATTAGGTTCAAAGTTTTTAAGTACGTTTTTAACAATCTTATTTAAAAACGCATTACTAGAGGTAGACGTACTACCTTTTAATCCTGCATAATCCATCATGGTCTAAAGATATAAGTAAATAAAATTTCCCTTTTATTTACTGGAAGTTTTTTATGACAAGAACGCATCCATATCTTTGAAAGCTTTCTCATCTTCTTTAGAAGCATTTTGTTTAGAGGATCTGTTGTTATTATCTCATCAAAAACTATTTGATATTGAGTGTTTAGGTTTCTGTTTTATATCTCTATCAGAATCATTTCTTCCGAATAAGATTGTATATGCCTTTTTCAGACTATATCAGTATTCTTTTTGCAAAGATTTGATATGCTTGATTTCAGGTTCATCTAATTCAGGATGTTCTTTCAAGAAGATATTCATTTCTCTTTGTGCAAGAGATGTCTGTTGCCTATTGTCTAATATTTCATTAGCTTTTCTTTCTATTATCTTTTCGATAATACCTAGATCTTCTTCATCATACTTCTCTTTGATCTTATTCAAATCCTCATCGCTGAGTGTCTTTGAATTTTTTAGCTGATTGATTTCTTTTTTCAGATCATTCAACTGTCTATTTTGTAGATTAGTTGTCTGATAGAACTTTTTCTTCCAATCAACTGGTTGTTTTGGTTTCTGATCATCTTTATCTTGATTTTTATCTTGATCATGATCTTCATCATCATCTTGATTGTCATCTTGATCTTGATCCTCATCCAAATCTTCATCTTGGTCGAAATCTTCGTCCAAGTCTTGATCATTTATGCCTGATCAAAGCTCTTCATCATTTATGCCTGATGTTAGCGTGTCCTGTTTTCACATGACTATTATTGGTAATATAATAAAACTTTTCAAGAAATCAATAGAATTATATAGATACACAAAGGAAAACACTTCCAGAATAGCTGAGGGAGAACTATTGAGAAAAAAACCCTTGTGTATCTATGTAATCCATTGAGGATTACACTTTAATATATCTACTCAGTTCATCACTAAGCTTTTTGTGTTCTTTTTCAAGCTTTTCTTGTATTGGAATAGCTCTATCAGATTCTGTTTGGAACATATTCTCTAAATCATTTAATATTATTGATGGAAGATTCTTCATAATAAATAATGATGCTAATCTTTCTTTAAGTAGATGACTAGCATTGAATTTTAGAGATTCATCACTACATGGTGTCCGTAGTTTCTCTTTTAGATTTCCCATAATAATATCCAGCTCAGCAGTTATTAACTTCCAAGCTGGATGATCTATTAGTTCTTTAAGGAGTCCAATTTGAGAACTGAGGGTTTGTGGTTGGTTTGTATCAGTCTGTTTTTTGGTCATCTTGTGGTAATGGTTTCAATCTAAAATCTTCTCTTTCGTATGCTATTCATTCAATAGCAAGATATTTACAGATAATGTCGATATGTTCTTGTTTTCTGTATATTACACTAGATAGAAGTTCTGCATTCTTTTCTTCTTTATGTGCTATTCCATAATAATCTAGTACCGCAAATAGTTGTTCTGTTTTTCTTCTTAGACTATCTTTATCCATGTATCATTTATAAGCTGTATTGAATCATCTATTTTCTAACATGAATTGACAGATACTATAAGCTTCTCTAATCATTGGTAACATATCAAAGATTGCTTGTAGTTTATCAGCATCACTATGCTGTTCTCCAATCTTTTGTTCCTGGTTCTGTTTTGGTTGTTTCTTCTCCTCAGATTTTGAAAGGTTCGATTCATCATCTGTTGAATCAATCGTCAATAGCTTCTTCACTTCAAGTCAGTTCAGATCATTCAGTTCAGTTGCTAGTTCATTGAATTTCTTCGCTTCACTTGCTGTCAGTGGTTCTTTCGTTTCAAGTTGTTCAAGTGTTTCCATCTTCTTTCGATGGAGTTTCTTGATTTCCTGTGTTGGTTGCGTTTCTTGTGCTGTCGCCTCAGCTTGGACTTGTTCAGTCATTTGTTATCTGTTTAGATAATAAAACATTAGGTTGTCATACTAGACCTATGAGAACAGCCATATCTTTTTGCATTTGTTCCATAGTTTTTTGCATGGATTCAATTTGTTCGTCTTTCTTTATATCGCTTTGTTTTGTTATAGCTTCTCTATGTTCTTTGTCTTTTTGTAAGAATAGATCATAGTTTACATGGAGATCTAATCCTGTTTGTTCAGGTTCAGGAACTCTTTCATTATATTCGTCTTGAAGCTTTTTATAATCAAAGTCAGATACATCGTATCATTCTTGACGTAATGCTATCAGGAAATAATCGTTTACTATCCCACAATGTCTTGGTTGGATTCTATATTTAAGATATTTCTTGTATTCGTTTTTATAAACATGAGGAATACCGTAAAAATTTAGAACCTGATCAATTTTACTAGGTTTAAACATTTTGTTAACATAATCACGTGTTCCATCACATTCCATATCGAATCCTATCTTTCATATAGATTTTCAGTTAGATCATGGAATATCTTTTTCTATTATATCATCTCCCATAGTATTAGTTTATTGATAAAATTATAATAATTCTTTAATTTGTGTGATAATAGTCTTATATTCTTCAAATAATCTCTTTCTATTATCCATATCAGCTTTATATGTCTTGATCTGATTGATTGTAGCCATTCTTGATGCTCTAAGATCAGCATATCATTCATCAGATTCTTTCATATTTTCTAAAGCTTTCTCTAATTCAATAATAGTTTCTTGGTTAGTTTTAATCATTCTTGGGAACGAGATTGTAGTATTAACAATACTATCCAAGTATTTCTCTGTCCATTTTCTAAGATATTCTATTACATGTTCTATTTCTAGTAGTTCCATATCAGCATAATCTTTAATAAACTCTTTTTTAAGTTCAGACATAGCTTCTTCTCTTCGTGATTCAACAATATCTCTTGCTTGTTGGATCTGTTCTTCTGTAAATTGTTCTTGTTGAGGTTCGTTTGATAATTTCTCCTCTTGAATTTCTTTTAATTCATCAGTCATAGTTTTTTAATAAAAGGTTAAAAGTGTTTGTGATAATCACAAAATATAAGTTATTTCCCTCCAATATAGATGAGGACAATAAACTTATTCAGATAGATAGGTATTATCTATCTATCCTATAAGTAGATTATTTCTTTGCTTTCTTTGCTTTCTTCTCTTTTCTTTCTACTGGTTGATAAGTTTGGAGTTGTTCGTCAATAGAATCTATTTCTTTTTGAATAGATTTAGCTTCCTTGTCAGTTACAGCATTATCTAGTTTTTCTTCTAGTTTTGCTTTCTGAGCAAGTAGATTACTTAGAACAAATTCATCTTTTGTAGACATTTGAAATATAATAAATAAATAAAAAACTACATTTGGACATCAGCTAGACTTGGTTGTTTGTTTGCGTTATCTTGTCAGATCATATTAGCTGTCATTTGGTTCTGCATTCAATTTGTGTTTGGTTGCTGTCCTGCTGCTTCCATAGATTTAGCTTTCTCTAGATCACGTTTCTTTTGCATTCTCAATCTATCTTGGATAGCTGCTTTAGTTGCAGCTGTTGGTTTAGCTTGTTTATATACATGAATATAATCTTCATGATGTTC